AGGGCCTTGGCGGTCTTCTCGATTTCCGCAAACCGGTCTTGCACGGCGCCCATGTTGGCGCTCGTGATGTTGTCCGCGGCCTCGGCGATCTGCTTGGTGTAGGCCTCACGCTCCTCGAGGCTCGCCGTTGCCGGCGGCGGGTTGGCGTGGAGCTGCTCGAGGTAGGCCTGTTGCTCCTCGATGGTCTTCGGCACGTTTCGCGCGGCGGCGATTTCGTCCGGGGTGAGGGGCGAGCCGGGCTTGGGCTTCTGCGCCGCGGCCGCGGCTTCTGCGGCGGCGCGCGTCTCGGCTTCACCGACGGAAAGCGATGCGAGGCGGCGCACCTCTTCGCTCATGAGGCTAGCGCGGCGGCCGGCGTACGCGCCCGCGGCTGCGCCCGCGGCTGCGCCCGCGGGGCCGGCTGTCACGCCTCCAATGATGCCCCCAAGGGTTCCGCCGGCCACGCCGCCCACGCGCAAAGATCGCGCTGCGGCACCGAGGCCCGTAAACAGTGCACCGGCCCCGGCGCCCACGAGGACGGCTTCGCCTGCGCGGCGCCCGGCCTCAAGCGCCAGCGAGCCGTCCGACAAATGGGACGCAATGTATTCGGCCGATAGCTGATCGTTTAGCGTCACGTCTTTTGCGGCCGTCGTGACCGCGAGACCTGATGCTTCGCCGATGCCGCGTGCGACGGCTTGACCGATGCGCGTTTGCACCGCGCGTTGTGCGAGCTCGCTGCCTGTCTTCTCGGCGATGCCCTCGGCAATGCTGATGCCCTTGGCGCCGGCGGCCTCGAGGGCACGTGCGCCGAACCCGAGCGCGGTCTTGGCTGCGCCGGCCTCGGCGGCACGCCCTGCGGCCGCTGCGGCGGCACGAGCGGGGGCTTCTGCCAAAGCCTTGGTGCCGGCGCTGGCAATGAGGGACGCGCCAAAGCCTGCGGCCTCGGCGGCGAGGTCGATGCCTTTGTTCTCCTCGGCGCGAAGCTTGATGCGCTCGGCGGCCTGGGCTTGGGCCTGCTTGGCGCCTTCGACGCCGCCCGTGGCGAAGCCGATTAGGCCTGAGCCGGCGCGCTCGATTGCTTCGCCGATGGGGAGACCGAACGCCACGCCACGAATGCCGCTCTCTACCGCTTGCACGGCGGCTGGCACGGCGCCCGTTTGGCTTTCGCGCACGGCGTTCACGCGCGCGATTTCCGTGGCTTGGTCCGGCGTCACCTGCTTTGCGCCGGGGTTGGCTGCAATGTACGCCTCGAGGTCGGCTTCCGGGCCTTCGACGAGCTGGCCCGTCGATGTTTGAACGTAGGCCGTCACTTCGGCCCCTTAGATGGGCCGAACGTCGGCGGGGCGCTGCCCGCGCGTGCGTAGATCGCTGCGCGCACCGCCGCGCGCTGGTTTGGTGGGACCGTTTGGAGCGCAAGGTCCACGCGGCGATCGATTAGTTTGCGCTGCTCATTGATCCATGCCTGATTTCGCACCGGGTCGCCGCCGCCTGCGGACTGAGCAATTTTTGCGTCCTCGCTCTCGCTGCCCGCGGCGCCGGTTAGATCGCGGCGGTAATTTAGCGTCGAGGTTAGGCGCGCTTGATCGAGCGCCCGTGCTGCCTCGGCGACCGATGGCATGGCGGACATAATCCCAGCGCCGATTCGGCTGCCTGCCACGTTGAGGCCGGCGCCTGGGGCCTCGGCTGCCGATCCATATGCTTTGATCGCGTTCTCAAATGAGTCGAGGTTTGACAATAGCGCCGGCAAGTCTTTTACCCCTACGGCCGATTTGGCGAGCTCGTCGAGGGCCTTGGACACGGCCTTTGGGTTTGCTGCTGCGGACGTTTGCGCGGCGGCGCCCGTCGCGGCCGATAGCTCGCCGGACTCAATGCCCTTCTCCATCGCGCTCTTGGTTAGGTCCGCTTCTTCTTTTTGCGTTTGCAGCGCGCGCTCCCGATCAAATTTGATCGTTGCCTGTCGCTCGTCGTAGGCGCGCTTCGCTGCCAATGCTGCTGCGGCTTGGTTGGCCTTCACACGCGCTTGGTAGCGTGCGGCGTCGGCCTCGAGCGGGAGGCCTTCGCGGCGCGTCTGCACGTCAAGGATCGAGTTGCGAACGTCTTTCATCGACTCGGCGGCGCGGGCCTGCAAGTCGTCGAGCACCATCGCGCCCCTGGGGCCGGCGGCGGCGAACGCCGTCGAGGCCTTGGCTTGGTTGCGCAGTGCGGTGTAGCTCTGCGCGAGGGTGAGGTTGCGCGCGGCCTGAGCGTCGCCGAGCAACCGTTCATTTCGCTCGAGCATCCTGCCAAGCTCGGTTACTTTGCCTTTCTTCTTGTCGATCTCGCTTTTTTGCGCGTCAAGCTCGCGATTGATGCGATCGTTTACGATCTGCATGGCGTAATTCGGGCCGCCGCTGAGCGACGCGCCGAAAGAGCCAAGGGCAACCGCGAGACCCGCAAAGATGCGTCCGGCGGCGCCACCATAGGCTTTGTCCACGTCGATCGACGTGCTGTCGAGCTCCTTTTGCGCGAGCTGATAGGAGTCGTCGGCCTTTTTGGCGGCGTCGTTGCGTTGCTGTAGGCGCTCTTCAGCGGCCTTGTACTCTGCCGCGACGGCCGCCGCTTCCTTGGTGGCAAGGTCTTTTTCGGCTCGCAGGCCTTCTTCCTCGGCTTGCAGCACGTTGGCCTGATCGGTCAGTTTGGCGCCGAACCGCGCGCTAGTGCTTTCAAGCTGCTCGCGAAGCTCGGTTTCCTGGCGCTTCAGCGCGCCCGTTTGGAATTCCTCGAGCTTCTCCTGCGGCGTCATTTTGGCGCGCTGTTTTTCGAGCGTCGCGAGCTGCTTCCGCAAGTCGGCGGGCATAACCTCGCCCCCAACGACGTTGAGCGCGCCGGCGGGCTCCGCTGGCGCCACGCCTGGAGCCGTGGGGCCGGTCACATTCATTTCGGGCATCGTGAGCCGCCGCGCTTGGCCCGTCACGTCGGTTTCGGGCATGACCACGCCCGGAACACGCGGCATGTTCAAAGGGGCCTTGGCGAGGCTCCCAGGGGCCGCAGCGGGGCCGCCAAGCACGGGCACGGCTTCGCCCATGAAGCCCTGCGCCGGGGTACTGACGCCGCCGAGCTCGAGCGCGCCCGGCGATGGTGCCGGCATCCGCGATCCGAGCACGGCGGGGTTTGTCAGGCTCGTGTCGAGCTGCATTGGTGGAAGTGCGGCCGGCGCAAACGGCGCAGCCGGAATCACGCTTCCGAGCACGCTTCGGGCGTCGAAAGTGTCCTCACTGTGCGCGGGCGTGTTGACGCTCCCTATGTTCAGTGCCATTAGCCGATCTTTCCGCCAAGGGTTGCGCCTGCGGCGGCGCCACCGGGACCGCCCACGAGGCCGCCGATAATTGCCCCGCCCACGGTGCCGATGCGGGCGAGGCCGGCGGCGCTCTCTTGGGCCTGCTGCTCGCGCTGGCCGCCGGCGAGGCGCTGAGCTGCGAGGAATCGCGTTTGCATGTCGCGCAGAATTTCTTGCTCCGTGGCGCGGCGCGCTTCGGCTTCGCTCATGAGGCCTTGGCCGAGCGATGCCACGCTGCGGAGGTAGGCGGCTTGACGCGCGGCGGCTTCCTGCTCGAGCGCGCCCATTTGCGCGGCGGCGGCTTGGCCGAGCTGCCCGCCAAGAATTGCGGCTTCAGGGCCTGCACCTCTGGCTCCGTAGGGTGTGCGGCCTATAACCATGGCTCGAGCCTGCGCGGCCTCTGCGGCCTGCTGGCCGGCCATCATGGCGGCGCTGCCGCTCAGCGTCGCGGCGCGCTCGCCGAGCACACCGGCGGCGGCCTCCTGCGGAGCTCGGGCGGCGGCAAAGCGCGCGTCTGCACCCTGCTGCAATGCTTGGAGGCCTTGCATCTGCTGCCGGTAGAATTCCTCTTCCTGCTGCTGCGGCGTGCGGTAGGCGCGCTCAGCCTGCTGTTGTGCGAGCTCCTGCGCGTTTGGCGCGACGTATTGTGCGCCGGATTCGGCCCACGACGTGGGATTGACGCGGTTTTCGCGGCCGGGGCTGAACGGGGACGGGGGCTCGTAGGGCATTAGGTCTTGCTCCGGATGAGGTAGGGCACGCCGGCGGCGGCGGCGCCCGTCGCGGCGCCAAAGAGGCGCTGTTGCCGCTGCGCCTCGGCTTGGGCGTAGGCTTGGCCGATCTCAAGCTCCGGCGCGAGCGTGGCGCGCTGCGCTCCGAGGGCCTGGGCGAAGTCGGCGCGCTCGAGGCCGTATTGGGCCATTTGCTGCTGGCGCAAGAGCTCCGCCATTTGCGCGGCGGCGAGGGCGTTGCGCTGCTGCTCTTGGGCCTGCACCTGCGCGGCCTCTTGGAGACCGTATTGCTGGGCCTGCCCGGCACCAAGAGCACCTAGTGCGGCCGTCTGCACACCTGCGATGCCTCCGACGCTGGAAGCCGCGCCAAGGGTCTGCTGCGCGCTCTGCATGGCCTGCGTGCGCGCGGCTTGGCTTGCGGCCTGGGTGCCGGCCATCGCGCCGAGAATGCGTTGCTCCTGCTGCCCTTGGGTGAAGCGTTCTTCGGCGCGCTGCTGCTGCCCGTACATTTGCCGGATGCGGCGCTGGTACTCGGCGGCAACGGCCTCGGGGTCTTCGCCGATGTTGCCGACGCCGGTCACGCGGGTGGTCGGCACGTCGCGACCCGTGAAGGCCTCGGTGGTGGCTTTGCCGACGTTGCCAAAGAAATTGCCGATGTCTTCGCCGATGCTTGCCATGGAGTACCCTACTGCTTGCGCGCTGCTGGGAGTCGCTTGGTGCCACCGAGCGGGAGCACCTCGATGGCGAGGCCGACAAGCTGGGGGCCTTCGCCAGTCGATACCACGAGGGGATCGGTGTCGCTGATCGTAATTTTGACCGCCTGCGTTTTTTGGCTGCCCACCTGAAGCTTAACCTGCTCGGGCCATGAGCTCCCCGGCGACGGTGCAAGCTGCGCCGGCGACCATGAGCCGGTCGCGCGGACGGTGGACTCGTCGAAGTCGGTGTAGACGTTGATCGCAAGGTAGTGGTCCGCCTTGGAGCGTCCGAGGAACTGGCAATTGCGGAAACGCGCGTAATCCTGCGAGCCGCCGGGCTGAATCCATGCGGTCTTGGCCGTCATGCTCAGGTAATTGCCGAACTCGAAGAACGTGCTGCGGTCGTCGTAGATCCACCGGCTGTTACTGGTGTTGTTGTCGCACGCGAGCACGCCAAAGGCGTTGCTGCTTGTCGCTGCGGTCCATGTGCCGTCTTCGCGGAAGCGTAGCACGTCGCGGCTCCACTGGTTTACGCCGTAGTTATAGACGAGCACCTGTTTTTGGCCCGCCGTCGAGCTCTGGACGTAGAAGCGAACCTCGCGCTCCTCGGCGATGTGCACGGCGGCGATCACGGCGTCGTACGGGTACTGGCCCGAGGTGATGTCCTGCACCGGGAGGCCGATGGGCTGCAAATCGAGGCGCTCGCCGATGAGGTAGAAAATGTTGTCGCTGCCAAAGAATAGCAGACCCGGCGGGATGCTCACGACGCTGGCGGGGGATGTGCACCCGAGGTAATCGTGAATCGACTCGGGGTCGCTGAGCGCGGAGCCTGCGCCGGTCTCGTCGCGAAATTGGCCGTACGCGGCGTAAACCGAGCTCTCAGTGAACAGGATCAATTTGTCGTTCAGGGTGCCGGCGGCGGTGCAGCCGCCGTCGTGCTCCATGCGGATGACGTTGCCCACGGCGAACGAGGGGGCCTGATTTGCGACGGGGGCGTTGGAGTAGTAGATGCTCCGCGGGTCGTCGGCCCCGCCCACAAGGAGCCGGTTGCGGTAGTTGACGGCAAAGCGCGCGCTGGCGACGGGCACGAATGGGAGCACGCCTCCGGTCGTGTAGATGGTCGGAGCGTCAAGGTCCGGGAGGCCGAGCGAGGTAGCCGCGAGCGTGCCCGCGTCGCGAATGGTGGTCGCGCCGTAGCCGGCCACGCTCGAGGCTGCGATGGAAGTCCAGCGGCGGAGGATCGTGCCGTCGGGCTCCGTGACGTAGAATTCGATCGTGGCGTCGTCGCGGTTCAAGTAGCTGGCGCCGGAATGGTAGATCGTCCAAGTGTCCTGCGCGCCGCTGACGGTCACGCGGCACGGGTCGGACGGCGTAGAGCGGTGGATGTTGCCTTGAGCGTCGCGGTAGGCGAGCACGGCTTGCAGCAAATAGTCGCCGTCCTGGAAGTCTACTTGCACGCCGCCGGCGCTTTGGCGCACGCTGCCGATGTACGGGCGGTCAATGATAGCCGTTTCGGCGGCCTGCTGGCCGTCGATGGTTTGCACGAGCCCGCCGGCGGTTTGCAGGCTTGCGCCGTAGGCGGTGCCGAGGGCGTCACCGGGCGCGCGCGGCTCGAGCGTGACGACGGCGAAGGCGAAGCCGCCGGAACCGTCCACGGCGAAGCGGTGCGGGATGTGCCACCGGTTGGCGCGGTAGAATGGGCGAGGCGGGGCGGTCGGAAGAAGGCGCGGGATGAGCGTTTGCGCGGGCGAGCTCGCGAGCGTCGTGCGGTGGTCGTTTGGCCCGGTGACGACCATGGTGCCGATGTCGCCGGGGTAGTTCGCAAACTTCTCGGTCTCGAGGACGTTGCTCGCGTCGCGGCCCTGCCACGTCGAATAGGACGATCCGAGGCCAAGCGGGAGGCGCACCGGGAGGCGGTTCGTTTGCGTGACCTTGGCAAAGTATGTGAGCCGGAACGCGCGCGCGGTGGGCGTTGCGGCGCTCATGTTCTGGTCTTGGACGGTCGCGCCGGTGTCGGTGCGCGTCGAAAAATGGTGCACGTAGCGCGCGAGCACGTTCTCCGGCGCCGTCTGGTCGATCTGGATGAGCTCGGCGAAGACCGCGGCCTCGTCGTAGCCAAGGCTCAGGTTCTCGAGCGTTTGCGCCACGGTGACCGTGCCCACGACGGGGCACGAGCCGGCGCGCACGAGCGGGATCGCCGTGCTGCCTGATGACACGAGGGCGAGGCCGGTGGTCGTGATGACGTGCATTTGCAGCACGCCGGCGGTCGGCTGCCACGGAAGCGCGGCTGCGAGGTTGACCGATAGGGCCACGCCGCCGAGGTAGAGACGGTTTCCAAAGAGCTCGAGCGACACGGCCACGACGGCGAGCGCGCCGACTTTGGCGGTGTTGGCTTGCGCGCTAAGGGCGAGCGAGCCGGCGGTGACCGTCCACCGTTGCAGCCGGTAGGTCGTCGTGCGGGACGAGTAGACGGCGAGAAAAAGGTTCACGCCGTCGCTCGCGATGTCGTAGGGGCAAAGGGGCCGGTATCGCTCCGCGGTCGTGTAGCGGAACGCCGTGAGCTCCCACCAGTCGCAATCGAGCGCGCCGGCGCTCGAGTAGCCGTTGACGAGCGAGCCGAGGCCGGATGCGGCATACGTGCACGTGTAGAGGTCCACCGTTGCCGGCGTGACGGCGCCGGGGAACCCGCCGAACGTGCGATCGGGGAACGCGACCGAAACCACGAGCGTGCTGACGCTCTGGTACGCGAGGACCTTAGGGTAGACGCGGCCGGTCACGTTAGTGCTCGCCGAGTCGATTAGCGCGCGCGTCTGCGCGTCGTATTGGCTCACGGTGAGCGTCACGGTGGTGCCGGTTGCGCCTGTCACCTGCTTTGCGCGCGTGATGCGGGCGACGAAAACGAAATCCTCTGTGGCGGCAATGTCCCAGGCGTCGTCGAAGTTGGCGGCGCCGGCGTCGTAGCTGGTCACGTCACCGATCACGTCCGACACGGCGCCCACGGTCACCCAATCGTTTGTGCTGCTGGGTGCGTATTGACGCGCCACGTAGCCGCACTCGTTAAGGATGCGCGCCGAGGCGCTTGAGCCACTCGCGCCGTCGTCGATGGCGTTGTCACGCGCGGCGTCGAGCACGACCGTTTGATCGCGCAACGCAAGCGCGGCGATGGGTGCGCCGGCGTCGTTGAGCGGCGGGGTGGTCGTCTGGTAGCCGTAGCGTTTGCGCACGCTGCCGGGCGTGTCGAGGCGCCCGTTAGTGAGATCGGAGAGCTGACTAGGCGGCACGCGCCATGCGTCGAGGCTCTGATCGATGCCACCGCCAAAGTCGGCGCGAACGATGGCGCCTTCGCCCGGTTTGGATGCGTCAGCCATGCGTCACCATACCCAAATTTTCAGTTCGCACGCGGCCTGCACGTGGAGCTCGATTGTTTTCTCGTCGGCGCTGCGTGACTGCGCGACGCGGTGCGTGCGGTGGTTGCCGCTGGTCTGCGTGTCCACCACGATGAATCCCTCGACGGGGCGGCCGAGGGTGTGCGGGAGGAAATAGGTTCCCGGCGCCGCAAAGGTAATGAGCTCGTTCCGCCCACCCTTGCCGTCCGGCACGGTCAAGAACTGCCCGGCGCCGAACGGCACTTGCTTCAGCGCGTTGATCGCGTCGATCGCCTCGTTGGTGCGCGTGAAGCCGGCTTGGGATTGACGCTGCGCGTCCGTCGTCGCGGCCTCCTCGGTGCGCAGCACGCGCGTCGGGATGGTTTTGAGGGTGCTCGTGAGCTGGGCGAGGAGATGCGGCCGTCTGGTGAGCGGGGCGGCCATTTAGGGCCTCGGAAGCAAGCGGCTAGGGTCGCCGTCGAGCGTGCGCGAGCCATAGACGTTGGTCACACGCTCGGTGTTCTGCGTCGCGCGGAACGGGGCTAGGCGGTCGATGCGCGCGCCGAGCTGCTGAACCATCCCCATCGCAAACGAAACATCGAGCTGCTCTTTTTGCTGGCAGTAGGCCACGGCGCGCCAAATGGCATACTCTTCCCAGCCGTCTACGCCGTCCCATGTGTCGGCGTCGAGGGTGAGCCGCGGCGAGGCGGGCGCGTACCAGTGCCGGATCGTGTAGCCGGCGGCCGGCGCCGGAAGAAAGGTGATGTTGCCCGCGATGATGCGGAACGCCACCGGGCGGCCTGGGTTCGGCGCCGAGGTGCCGAGGAGCCTTGCGCGCTCGTGGAAGCTGTACGAACCGAGCCGGACGCGGGCGCCGCTGTCCTCGAGTTCGACGTAGAGCGTCTCGTAGTGCGTCGCCGGGAGCGCGTAGGACTCGGCGCCGGTCGTCGTGATGACCTGCTCGGTGGCGTAGTACTCTTGGCCTCGAGCGCCCACAAGCCGATCGTAGAATTCGGCGAGGGCTTGGTTGAGGTACTCGTCAATTTCCGAGTCGGTGACGAACTGATTTCCGACGAGATCGGCACGCAGCCGAACGTCTGAGCGCATATCACCAAGCGTTCGACTGCGTGCCATTGTCTCACTCCTCCATGCAAGCCATGGTGAACGCCTCGAGGGCGTCCGCCAGGGCTGTCTTGTCGCCGGCCTTCACCGCGTCGAGCACGTCACCGGCGAGGGCTTTCTTTTCCTCGGGCGAGTAGCCGCGCTCTGAGGCGGGCGCCTCCTCTTCGTCTTCTCCGCCCTTTGGGCCACGGCCGAGGGCGATAAGCAGCGCGGGCTTTTTCATTAGGCGCTCGAATTCTTCAGCACGAGGAGAAGGTTCACTCGGTTGCCCGTGGCTGCCGCGACGTTGGCGAGTGCGGCCGACGAAATGTCGAAGATGCGCACTTGGAACGTCTTGGCGCTAAGGTCAACGGCGCCGATTTGGCTGGTAACCTTGTCGTCGCTGCTGGCGAGTTGCAGCGTCGCCGTCGCGGACAAGAGGCTCGTGTACACGTCTTGGAGCGTCACGGTGTAGACGCCGGTGGACGCGAGCGCGACGGATGCCACGCCGCGGCCGAGGATGGTCGTCGCGACGGGATCGGACGCGCCGTTGGTGCTCCACGAGATCGGGAGCACAACGACGCCGGGATCGAGAGCTCCGAGGAGCTGAATGAAGGAACGCCCGGCCATCAGTACACCGTTGCCGCGAGGAAGTTTTTGCCGCGGCCGTTGAAGCCGGGCGCGCGACAACGCAGGTTGCCGTAGCTGCCGACGCGGATTTGGTAGGCGTCGTCATCGCTCACGCGGAGGAACTGGTTGGTATCGTAGTCGAGAATGTGGGGTGCGGCATTGAGCGAGAAGAGATCCCACGTGTCCATTTGGACCGCGAAGATCTCAGACTGCGGCACGTTGATGTCAGCCACGCACTTGACCGGGCCGGTGTCGCCCATGAGCACGATCGACTGAAAGCCGATCTCCGCGTCCTCGATGCTCACGGCGCGGTCGTAGACGGTGCGCGAGCCAAGGAACTTGTTGAGTGCCGCGAAGTCGCGCGGGTGCATGAAGCAATGGTCCGGGCGACCACCTTCCGCGGCGATGTCGCTCACGAGCTGAATGATCGCTTCGTCCGGCGAGGCGCCGGTGCAATCGAGGAGCGAGCCGCCAAGGCTGGTCTTGTCCGAGGTACGGGTGAGGCCGTAGATGTCCGCCGGGAAGAACGCCGAGGTCGAGAGGCCGGTTGCTACGCCGAGGTCGGAACCGGCGATCCACTGCTTCATGCCGGTGACGACGTTCGAGTTCGTGAAGACGGTCGCGTTCGAGGTCGCGACGGTGCGATCGGTCGCGCGCGCGAGGTAGTGGCCCGCGGCGATGCTGGTGCCGTCGTTGACGGTGATGGTGCCGGCCTTGCGGTCAACGGCGGTGACGCGGATCGGCGTCGTGACCGTGGAGTTGATCACGGTGTCGTACATGAACGCCGTGCCGCCGGTGCCAGAGAAGACACTGAGGCGCTCGCCGAGGCTGAAATTGTAGGCGTCGCTCGGGGTCGCGAGCGTGATCGTCGCGGTGGCGATGCTGCCAACCTTGCCGATCGTGCCCGTGCCGTCACGGAAGAGGTGGCGCGCGATGGACCGCATCGCGGTGAACATCGCGAGATCCATCGTATCCTGAAACAAATCCACCATGGCGCCTTCATCCATGACGGCGGCCTTCATCGCCTCGCCGCTGATGGTCGCCAGCGAGTAGTCGCTTTTGCGCGTCAGCGTGAAGGTCTTGTACGTGTCGTTGTAGGCCTGCGAAGTCTCCGAGGCGGCCTTGGCGCCGCTGAAGGTCGCACCACCACCCTGGATCGAGTTGATGGTCAGCGGAACGTCAACGCTCTTACCGACGAAATTCGTCTTTTTGGCGAGCATCGCGAAGAAGGGGTTATTCTTGCGGAGTTCGCGCGGGACCGTGTAATCCGGGTAGAGAAACTTGATGATAGAGGCGGCGGATGCGGTGTCCAAAACGGGCATAATGGTCTCAGTGGGCGGGAGGTTGGTGGTTCCTCCCGCCACCTGTCACCGTCAGCCGTTGAGGCGCCCCGCCTTCAGCATGCCCACGATATAATCCCTTCGGGCATCGCGTGACATGTGCGCCGTGTCCGGCGCAGCGGAACTCTTCTCGCCGGCTCTCGACGTGCTCAACGTGCGGGAGGGCTTCGGTTTGCCTGCTGCGGATACCGTTCCGGTGCGCGGCGTGCTGGTGCCGCGGCGAGCTGCGCGCTCGTTGACGTGACGATACTCCTCGGACGCGAGGTAGTCCAGGGCTTCCGCGATATCGCTTAGGCTCGGGACTTTGCCGGTCTGCTTGTAGTAGTCGTCCTGAAGCTGGTAGGCCTGTTGCTTGACGAGCTCGGGGTGCAGCTCGGCACGCGCGGAGAGGTAGGGATACGCCTCCTCGTCCTTGGCGAGCGCGAAGAATTGGCCCTCGGCCGCGGCGCGCTGCTGGCCCATTTCGCGCTGGGCCTGCCCGGTGCGGTAGTCCTCGAGCTCCTTCGCTTGTTTGGCGATCTGCTCTTGGAGCGCGCGGAATTGCGCCTCCGGCGTGCCGTCCATGGCGGCGCGCTCGGTGAGGTCGCGAAGGTCCACGCCGAGCTCCTTGAGGCCGGCGATGGGGTCGCGCTGCATGGCCTCTCGAGCTCGGCGCAGTTGCTCCACCTCGCGGCGCTCGAGGTCGAGTCGCATCCGGTCGCGCTCCACCTCGGCGCGCTGCGCTTCGGCCTCGCGGCGCAGCCGGTTGGCCTTCTCGCGTGCACGAACCACGGCGCTGATGCGGTCCTCGGGCTCGTCGTGCTCTTCGGCCTCTGCGGCCTGTAGCATCGCCGGGCGCTCGTCTGGCGTGTCGTCGTCCGTCTGCGCCGCGGCGGGCTCTTGGCGAGGCGCTGGGGCCTGCTGCGCGGGCTCTTTGTTCGCGGCGCGGAGCGCGGCCAATGCGGCGGCGCGTCGGTCGTTGCGCTCGTTGCCGTTGATGCCGGCGAATTGCGCTGCGGGCTCTGCGGGGGCTTGCGCCATCGGCGCGCTCTGTTCGAGGTTCATGTGCTGTCCTTTGGTTGTCCGCTCAGGCTAGTGCGGGTGCCGGGCCTGCCATCTGTGCGAGCTCCGGCGGAAGACCTCCGCCAGGAGCGGCGGGAGGCGGTGGCGGTTGCATGGCCTGCGTGAGGTCTTGGGCGCTCGTGATGTAGCGGCGCAAGAGCTCGAGGCTCACGGGGTCGGCGTCCTCGAGGCGGGCGAGGTTGTAGGCCTTGGCGCCACGCGCGACGATCATGGCAAGGTTGTCGAATGGCTCGGCGATAACGGGCATTTGGCGCGCCAGGATCGCTTCGATGTTGCGATCGATGATGTGCTGGTCGCTTAGGTCCATGTCGTTCTGCGCTTGGAGGTCGGCAAGGTCGAGCACCTCGCGGAATTCGGGAATCCCGATGGCACCGAGCTGCAAGAGCTTCTCCGCTTGGTCGATGCGGCTCGCAAGGTCGCGGGCAAACTGCGAGATCGGCATGACGCGGATCGCGTAGTCGTCCTCGTCCATCGCCACTTCGCGCCACCGCATGACGGACGCGCGGCTTTTGCCCACGATGCGCACGGAAAACTTGGGGTCGTCTTCGGCCACGCGCGCGGCGGCGTCGATGGCGAGCTTGGCAATCTGGATGTGCCAGTCCGTCCATGCGCGGTGCATTGCAAGGAATCCCTCGGCCTCTACGTCGTCGAGCGTCTGGATGGCGATGCCGCTCGTCACGCCGCCGGGCTTTTGGTTTGCCACGCTCATGGCGCTTGCGCCCGACATCTCGGTCATCATGGGGCCGAGGTCGGTGAAGTAGCGGTACAGGTCCGCGGCCACGGACGGCGGCGCGAAGGGCTGAATTTGTCCAGGGTTGGCGCGCCAAATTGTGCCGGGCTCGTTGGTCATTTGCTCCGTCGTGAACTCGACGCCGGGCGCCACGATAAAATGCGCGTGGCTCATGAGCTTGAACGTCTGCTGAAGCTTCACGGCCGTGAACTCGAGCTCGCGTTGAATCGGGAGGATGAGCTTGGCGAGGCTGACGGGGTAGAATCCTACCGGCGGCGCGTAGAATCGCAGGATCGCCACCGGGAACGTCTCGGCGGTCCACTCCTCGTCGAGCAAAGTGTGCCCTTCGATGCTGATGTGGTGGCGTCCGGGGCTGTCGGCGGTGCCGATGGCCCACGCTTCGCACACACGCACGGCCTGCGGGTTGTAGGCGTCCGTGAGCCGCGTTGCGCCGATGTTCGACGGCGGCGGCGCGCTCATGATGGCGCCCTCGGACTCGGGGAACATGTCCGCGAGCACGCCGCGATCGAAGTCGTCCACGTAGTAAAGCCGGCGGGGCGTTCCTCCGTTGCACTCGGCCTCGCGGAGCTTCAGGCACCACGGCTTGAGCCGCTCGAAACTCACGCGGCTGGGCTCGTCGTAAACTTTCACGGCGGCGAGGCCCGTGAGCAGCGCGTCACGGCACGCCATGTCCGCGATCGTGTCGATGCGCTCCGTCGCGAAAAGGCCCTCGAGGAAAAGGCTTAGGCCCTTGGCGCGCGTGCGCGTCGAGTAGTCGCCACCGGTCGAAACCGTCTGCGGGAGTATTTTGTTGCGAATGATTTTCGCATGGATCGTGTCGAGAATGCGCCGGTACTTGTTGGGGACCAAGGCCTCCTCGTCGATGCGCCGGTACGGGCTGCCTTTGCGGCCCTGCGTCGGGAGCTCGACGCCGTAGGCCTCGATGTAGCGCGCCCATGCGTCGAGGCGCGTCTGATCGAGCGTGTCGAGCTCGCGCACCGTGGACCATACGCCGTCCAGCGCGGTGCGTGATTCGATTGGAAGGGTCCACCACCTGATACTCTGCGTCTGCGTCGTCATGTCACCATCTCCGGCGCGCGGCACGTCTGCCGGCGTCCTCTGCGGCACGCTCAATGCGCGCGGCCTCTGCGTCGTACCACGCCTCGGTGTTCCGTTCATGCGGCGCCGGCCTCCGGTCGGGCACGAACTGCGCGCTGGCGAGCATGAGGCTTGGAACGAAGTCGCAATGGCGGCCGTCGCCGGCGGTCGGTAGCTCGAGGCGCACGCCCTGCATGGTCGTGGCGCGCTTGACGCGGAGCACGTCCTCCCGCATGGCGGGGTGAGGGTGTAGCTCGAGGCGGCCCTCGAGGAGCTCGGAGCGGAAGCGCGCGGCCTGTTCCCACCGCTCGCGGCTTGGGGTCATGCGCGGGAGGAGCGTGAGGCCCTGTTGCAACGCGAGCTCACTTAGCGGGTCGGCGCTCCACTGATCGCACCATACGGCGGGCACGCGGTAACGCGCGGCGATGACGGCAATGTCGCGCAGCACGGTGGTTGCGCTCAGCGGCGCGTTTTTGCTGCCCACCCACTCACGCGCCACGTCGATGCGGCGCTTGTCGCCGTCGCGGCTCATGATCACGAGCGTCCATGCGTTGCCGCGGGTTGCGGCGTCCATTGCGGCCACGTAGGACCGCAGCGGGTCGGGCTCGAGGTCGCCCTGTGTGCGCGTCGCAGCGGCCACGGCATCCGGCGGCACGAGCGCGGACTCCGGCGCGGCGAACTCGGCGGCGCAGTCTACGCGGTAGGCGTCGGGGTCGCTCGCGCGGAGCTCCTCGATGCGCTCGGGCGTCCAGTAGTCCGGGTTCATGGCCCATCCGGGCGCACGCACGACCACGCGCGCGGCCGTTGGCTTTTTCCACGATTCCTGCACCTGCTCGAACACGGGACCGAACGGCGCCCACGGCGAACCGATGGCGATAAGCTGCGCGCCGGGGAGCATACGGCCGAGGACCACGCGGCGGGTCTCGTCGAAATTCACGGCGGCGTCGCCCTCGCCGGCCATGCGTGGCGCCTCGTCCACGATGACGCCGGCCATCCAGCGTGAAATGAGCGACGAGCCGGCACGTTTGCCGGCCACGGTGCAAATCTCGATAGGCCGGCCCGATGGGTGACGCAGCATGAGCGAGTCGGCGCGGGGCTCGTCCACGAGGAGTTCGCGCAGCACCGGGCTAGCCATGATGCTCCCGGCAAGGTGCGAATGCGCCACCTGCGCGAGGTCGAGGTCGAGCGATAAAATCGACACGCGCGGAATCTCGCCGGCCTTCAAATGCTCGCACGCAACGACCTGCGTAGCCCTGATGGCTGCGGCCGCGGCGAGCATGGTCTTGGCGGAACGAATCGACGCGACGACGGTCACCTCTCGAGGCCGCACGCCCACGAGCGCGGCCGCGTCGCCCACGGCCTCGAGGAGCTCAGGATTCGACGGGTCGAGTGTTGGATCGCCGTCCACGAGGCGTGCGAGCTGGCGCTGTAGCGGCGTCGCCGTCGTCAGCGCGAACCCCAGCCGGTGCGTCAGTAGGCTCTCGAGGCTCCCTAGCACCTCCCTCCGCTGATGCGACCAATAGGCCTGGAGGAGCGGCGAGCCGGATGTGCTCGATTCGCGCCCACGGGATGAGCGTGCCCGCGTCGCTGCCCACGTCACGAATGAACGCCCCGAACGAACCCAAGTCGAGCCGCGACGACGGCAAGCGAATCGTCTCCTGCATCCGGTTGTCGATGTGAAGGCCGCTCACTAGCCGGATCAATACCTCGTCCACGTGTCACCTCGAGGCGCAGACGTGCGCCGATACCGTGCCCGCGGAGCTCGCGGGCCACGAAACAGAACCACGGCACGCCGCCCACTGCGGCGCACCAACCAAAAAGCGTGTCATCGTCGGTCTCGGAGCACGCGACCACGATCGCGCTCTCGTTGAGCATGGCCCGCACGACGAGCTCGAGCTCCTCGCGGGTCACGTGCCTGACGAACCGGTGCACCTGATGCAGCGCGGTGGCGGCGATGTACGCCGCGTCCGTGTCTCGAGCTGCGCGCGTCGCGATCATGCGTCCACCAGGTGTGCGAGCGTCAGCGCCACGACGAGCACGTGCGCCACACGGCCACGGTCCACGCCGACGCCAAGCGCGGCGAACCCAAGCACGTGCACGCCGGCGACAATCGCGAGCCGCGTCACTGGAGCGCGCCCACGTCCGAGGCCTTCGCCGCGGCCTCTCGAGCTCGCCGCGCCTTCTCGCCGGCGACCATGCGCTCGAGCTCGTCGAGCGGGATCTCCGCGAGCTCCGCGATTTGCGCGGCGCGCTTCTCGCGTTTCTGATTTTCCCAGGACATATCTCGACGGCCCCACTTCGGCGCGTGCTTGCGCTCGAGGAGCCACGCCGCTGCGGTCCACGTGTCGTTCGCGGCCCTGCGAATTGTCGCGACAAGCGAGGCTTCCGCCTCGCCTTCGGCGGCTTTCATGCGGTCGAGCAAGTCAAGAAATGGCTGCTCGCCCTTGTTGGCGCGCGTAACCCAGAGCTTCAGCGTGCCCACCTCGACGCCGGCATACTTCGCGGCTGCGCTGCGATAGTTGCCCATCTTCAGCGCGTTCACGATCTTGTCAGCCGTCTCCGGCGTCAGTGTCAGCGGTCGCCCTGCCATGGTCCCCTCAGAATGGTACGGCGGCTTGCGCGGCTTTGCGCTCCGCTACTCGGCGCTGCGCGTTCATTCGTGCGACTCGGCGCCCACCTGCGCCGCGTTTGCCCTTGTACTGTTCGCTCCCGCTCTTTGCCATGCTCATACTCCGGTGACTGCGGCCCACGTTGCCGCGTTGCCCATGTTAGCACGGTCCGTGAGCTCGAACCGCTCCACGATGCGGTCAATCCACTTCGCGTGGAATCTCACGGCCTCCGGGTCGCCGATGCTCACGGTAATCTGCTCGAGGTTCTGGCAACTGCGCAAGTTTGCGCTGCCCTCGATGCACCATGGCGCTGCGCCGTTATCGGGGATGAGGAGCGCCACTTTGGCGTGCGTGCCGGCCACGGCGTAGCGGCACGCCTTGCGCGGTAGGTTGGTGACGAGCGCCCGCCAAAGGGTCTCACGATAGTGCGAATAAAAGAAGTGACTTGTCACGAAGTCGAGGCCCGTCAGCGCCCCCTCGTCGAACGCGGTCCAAAGCGCGTCCACGTTCTCGATCGAGTAGCTGAGCGTGGCGATCTTGGCTTTGCACGGCCCGATGAGCTTGGCGGCCTCCATGATGAGGTCGCCGAAAATGAACGTCCCTCGAAGGATGCACCGCGTCGTACCCTCGCCGGCCTCGTGAAGCTGGTGCGCGAGGTTGCTCGCGTGCGTCGCCGCCATGCCGCCCGTCTGCGTGATGCGGCGCGGCTTTGTCATGAGCTCGAGCGGGTTGAGTCCGTCGAGCTGGTCCACCGCTCGCACCGGCCCCACGTCGGCGAATAGGTCGCCGCTCGCCTCCTCGAAGTCGAGCTCCGGCATGACGAATTCATCGCCGAGGGCGAAGCCGTCCACGGCCTCGAGCTCCTCGCGCTTCGGGCGGAAGCCTTTCTCGCCCTCGAACATCTGGATTTTCTTGGTGGCTTTCATCTGGCGCCGTCCCTCGGGCTGGTGAGGTTGCGAGCCGGAAGGCCTCGTTGCGTCAAGGCCTCCCGGTGCACGATTTCTGTTAGCACAATCGCTGCCGGAATCAATCGCGATCGCTTTTGTGCTTGACGGTTCCCTCTCTCTCCCCTCACACTCCCCTCTCACTTCCTCCGGCATGCGAACCGATCTTCGATGATCGATCTGCGATCGCGGGCGCGCGCGAGGCTAGTGGTCGTCCATCAGCGCGGCGAGCTCTCGGCGAAGGGCGGTGCACTCGGTCGCGAGCCCGCGCACCATCTCCACCA